CTGTAACGAGAGTTGAGGATCTTCCAGTATGGTCAAAAGGTTGTGATTCATCATATACATGGTCAAAGAAGTACAAACATCTTATGGGTCAGAAGACTGCTAGAGAGTTAGTTGATCTTATCAAAGAGACAGCAAAGACTGAAACTAATCCAGAAGGTTTGTTTTCTCATCCAGAGTCTAAGATGAGAGCACATATGTGTATCACAGGTGGTGAACCTTTGATGGCTCATGGACAGAAAGCATTCATGGAGATGTATGAATGCTGGAGACATGATCAGAATTTACCAAAGTCATTTACATTTGAGACTAATGGTACACAAGAGTTACAAGAACCATTTAGAGATTTTTTATCTAACCGTGGAATGTTTAACGTACCCCTCTTCTTCTCATGTTCACCAAAGTTATGGACTGTTGCTGGCGAGAAACCAGAGAAGGCTATCAAACCAGAAATAGTTGGTGAGTATGCTTTCTATAGTACACTTGTTAACAGAGAAACTCATACACCAGAAGGACAGTTAAAGTTTGTTATGGGTCCAAAGAAAGAACAGTGGGAAGAACTCGAATATGTTGTTGACCAATTCCGGCAAGCTGGTGTATACTGGCCAGTATATATTATGCCTGTGGGTGCAACAGTAGAAGATCAAGAGACAGGTGCTGGTGAAGTTGCTAAGATAGCCTTTGAGAAAGGTTACAATGTATCTGGCAGACTACACTGCTACTTGTTTGGTAACGCAATAGGAACGTAAGATGTATTATAGTACAAAGACATATAATCACAGTATTGGATTAAGTGCTGTGTTTAGACAGCCTCATGCTGATCATTCACACTGTAAGTATCTACATGGATATAGTCTTGGATTCAAGTTCACATTTGGATGCAGTGAGTTAGATAACAAGAACTGGGCAGTTGACTTTGGAGGACTGAAACCTCTCAAGCAATGGCTCGAGCATATGTTTGATCATAAGGTTGTATTGGATCAAGCTGATCCACACTTAGATGATTTCAAAGTATTACAAGAGAAAGGACTAGCCCAGCTAACAGTTGTAGATGGTGTTGGTGCAGAAAGATTTGCTTATCATGCATGGAAGTTTGCCGATGAGTTAGTGAGAGGGTTGACTGATAACCGTTGTTGGTGTGAGTCAGCTGAGTGTAGTGAACATGGAAGTAACAGTGCAATATATACACCCTTCCAAATAAGAAAAGAAAGATTTGCAGATGAGTAAAAATAATTATCCAGTTTCAGAAGTTATTAGACAAAAACTAAGAGAAGATGGAAAAAGATTCTGGGCTGGTGATAACATCTCTGAATACATCACTGATCAAGATAGAGAAGAACTAATCGAAGAACTTAAAGAAAAGTTTGAAGGTGTGTTAGATAGTTTGTTGATTGATCGTGAGAATGATCCAAACTCTATGGATACTCCTCGTCGATTAGCTAAGATGTATATCAATGAGATTATGGGTGGACGGTATGAGAAGCCACCAAAGGTTACAGCTTTTCCTAACCATGATGCTGAAACTCGATATGGTGGTATCATTGTTACTAGAGCAGAGCTTATCTCAATGTGTTCCCATCACCATCAGCCTGTGAAGGGTGTAGCGTATATTGGTTTGCTTGCTGGTGTAAAAGTTATTGGACTATCCAAGTATGCTCGTATTGCTCAATGGTGTGCTAATCGTGGTACACTACAAGAAGAGTTAACAATGACTATTGCTAATGAGCTGATGAAGCATACCGGTACAAAAGACTTGGCTGTATATGTACAAGCTACACATGGATGTATGGAACATAGAGGAGTACATGCTCATTCGTCTTTGACTCAGACTACTGAGTTACGTGGACAGTTCTTTAATCCATCAGTAAAGAATGAGTTCTTGGACTACATTAAAATGCAACAACAGTTTGCTGGTACAAGAACATAACAGGTTCCGTGAAGTGTGGCCACTCCTCTCTCACTCAAACTCCACACTTCACGGAAACACATAGGAGATAAATTATGGGATACTATAGTGAAATGATAGAAGCAATGAAAGAACAAGATATCAAAGAAGGCATTGGCCAACCAGTTGTAAAGAAATCAATCTGGGTCAAGTTTAAGAAAGAAGGTATCCACAAGTATCCTGCTGCACTTGATGATCCAAAACTAGCGACAGGAGATTGGGATGATGTATCGTTTCTTGGCTATCCTCATCGTCATATTTTTCATTTCAGGGTGTCAATCGAAGTTTTTCACGATGATCGAGACATTGAATTCATCCAATTTAAGCGATGGCTCGAACGATGTTACGATACTGGAGTATTGGTTTTAGATTATAAATCTTGCGAAATGATTTCTGATGACCTTTACGAGCAGGTAAAAGCTAAATACCCTAATAGAGATGTAACAATCGAAGTTAGTGAAGATGACGAAAATGGTTCAGTTGTCTTCTATCCAAAGAGGTAAAGATGGATTCTTTTAAGAAACACGTACTTGCTGAAGATGAGTATGGTCATATCAAACAACACCTCAGGAAAGTTGGAAAGAACAATCCTGTGTCATATACTGACAATGACGGTAAGACTAAAAAGACTGGCCGCTATGGTGGTTTGATGAATAGAGGTGGTCGTTCATATGCTAAGGTGCATCATGATGATCACATGGCTATGGTACCATTACCACAAATTCATCACAAGAAGCAATAAATAATTAATACAATTGAATTGAAAGGTATATTATGGACTTTTGTCATATCGCTCCCACGCCACATCTATCTGTGACAGATGGACGTCCTGTCCATTTGGTCCTTGCGCATCTGATCGAAGAAGATGACGCATACGTAGATTACTATATCAAACAAAAAGAGAGATACGGTTGCACCATTATCATGGACAACTCTGCTTTTGAAATGTATAAGCAGAACCGTCCTATGTATGATTCTGGTAAGTTAATTACTATGGGCAAACGTATCAATGCTGACTACATTGTTCTCTCTGATTATCCAGACTCTGATCCTGAAAATACTATTGAAGCTGCTATGACGATGGCTCCTGTCATTAAAGATGAAGGCTTTGGTACTTTCTTTGTTCCACAAGGCAACAAAGGATCTATTGATGATCTATTGTATGCATTCCAATGGGCTTCGAAGTCTGATCTTGTAGATTACATTGGTGTATCTATTCTTGCTGCTCCTCTTGCATATGATGTTGAGTCAGGTAACAAACTACAACGATTCAACTCTCGTCTTCGTCTGATGTATGATCTCAAGAAGAAAGGTATCTTATCTGATATCAAAATGAATGGTAAGAAGATTCACTTCCTTGGAATGGTAGATGGTCCCAATGAGGTTATGTTTATGAATCCTTTCATTGGATTCATTGATACTTGGGATTCATCTGCTGCTGTATGGCTTGGCTTGAACGATCAGACTTTTGATGATACTCCAACTGGTCGTCGTGATGGTAAGTTTGAGGATGAGGTTAACTTCAACTTCAAGACAGAAGTCGTTGACTTTATTGAGAAAGCAATGGATAATATGGAATACATTGATGACTTATGCAAGGAGTATCTGTGATGGCATTCGAGTGGCCTCGTTCTCATAAGTGGGAAGAGAATATTGAACACGAAGTTACTGACGGACTTCGTGAACTAATCTTTGAGCAGTACGGTGTTGATGAAGTATCAGAACTTACTGAAGAACAGATAGATGAAGTGATGGCTTATCGTGATGAGCTCAGTGAGTACTCACCTCTACAGTGGGCATTCAGTAATGTATACAGTGAGTGGGAGATGGATAATGAAAGTTGATTACAAATACAATGAAGATAAGATCTTGAAAGAGATCTACCAATATATCACATCTACTTACAATCAACATTATGTTGGTAAGAAAGATGTACAAACAATTGACGTGTGGGAGAACATGGGCATTGCTGAGGAGATGTGTATGGGAACCCTTATGAAGTATGCTATGCGTTTTGGTAAGAAGGATGGTAAGAATCCTAAGGATCTGATGAAACTTATCCACTACGCAATCTTAGCATACAACTTTAGCTTTATGGAGGGAAAGAATGATTCATCTAGCGTCAGAGAAGACGAGAAGCAACCTAAGTCAGTTTGATGCAAATCAAGTACAACCCAACGCAATTGATCTGAAGGTTGACAAGATCTTTCAGATCAATGAACATGTTAACTTTGCTATCAATGAGACGACAAAGACTCATCGAGGATCACTTGAAATGATTCCAGATGAGAATGGTGACTGGCATCTAGATGTTGGTACGTATGAAATTATTATGGAAGGTGAGATTACTATTGGACCAGATGAAGCTGGTTGGGTTATCACACGTTCTACTTTGAACCG